TTTTGATCGCGTCTCCCTGGGACGTAAGCTTGGCGTATGCCTTCAAGGCGTCGCGAACATCTTCGCGCGTAACCTTTTCTTCGGCTTCGGTTTCGTCACCGAGACCGAAATCGTCGTCTTCGCCTTCCGTTTCGGTGCCGGTTTCGGCTTCCTCTTCGGCGGGCGCTTCTTCCTCAACTTCCTCGACGACTTCCTCAACCTCTTCGACTTCGGCGTTTTTCGCCGCGGCGACAGAGCTTAAAGATTCGGCGAGTCCGGTAAGGGCTTCGAGCGTTTCCTTCGAAAAAGAAACGTTCAAGGAAAGGGAAATAGTCGAGGGCATTTAGTTCTCCTAGGTTGGTTGTGAAATCGAATTGAAGAGAAAACGACGTTACCGCGATTCACGAATGGGCGAAAACCATTGTTTTGATTCATATGAGAATCACTGGATTGCGAAGTGACGGTTTTTTCGATTTAATTCTTGCGCTATGAATCAAAACTTCTTGAAAAAGATTCCCCGGAGATTCCAATATGCCATCTATAGACCTCGAACAGTTGCGCGCGTATGTCAAGAACGGTTTACAACTTATCCCTCTCCATAAATGGAACGCAAAATCGAGGATGAAGAACGGCGTGCTTCGCGAGGATGGAAAGCGACCTCTCGATTCTAACTGGACCAAAAAGCCGTATGACAATGGAGACATGTTGAAGCTCGCGGCGAAAGGCGTGAACCTCGGTTGTCGTCTCCCGGCGAACATCGTCGTCGTCGACGTGGATCCGCGCAACTATCCCAAAGACGAGAAGACGGGAAAGACCCACAATTCCTTCGAGGCGTTTTGCAAAGCGACGAAGTTCGATCCGACAAACTATCCTTGCGTGCATACGGGCGGAGGAGGATTCCATTTCTACACGCGCAAGAACCCGGACATCGCGGTCATGGATTCTTTGGAAGGATACGAAGGAATCGAGTTCAAAACCCTTGGGCGCCAAGTCGTTGCGGCGGGAAGTTTGCATCCTTCCGGCAATATGTATCGTTGGGCTTGGACCTTCGACGCGGATCCGTTCGCGAAAGGGCTCGACGAAATCAACGACCTACCTCAAGCAGTTATCAACATCATCGCGCGGCCGAAGTTCACGACAAGAACGGCGGGAAGCGGAGGAGGCGGAGAATACGAACCCGAGCAAATCGCCGCGATGCTCGCCTCTTTGGATCCCGAGGATTTTCGCGACCATGAAAAATGGTTCGAGCTCATGCGCGCTTGCCATCATGCCTCGGCGGGCGAAGCAAGGCAAGAGTTCATTGACTGGTCGACGCTCGACCCGAACTACCAAGACTTCGCGGTGGACATTGGAAGGCGTTGGGATTCTTTGCATTTGAACCGTCCCGGCCAGGTCACAACCTACCGCACTTTGCACAAAGTCTTGCGGGACCATGGACAAGAAAAGGCCATTCCCAAAAAGTCGGCGGCGGAAGACTTCGACGACGACTTGCCCGCTTCGTCCGTTTCGCCGTCTATTATGAAAGACCTGGAACCGGAGTTTTTCGTCCCGGAGCATGAACGCAAAGGGCCCTTGCAATTGATGAACGATAAGTGCACCTTCGTTTTCGACGGCAACAAAAGTCGAATCGCCATGCTCCATAAATATGAGGAACAAGACGACAGCAAAAGGGAAATGTACCTTTTTCCGACGACGAAAGACTTTCATGAGTTCTATGCGAATAAGATGATCGAGGACACGAACGCGAAAGGCCAGAGCGTCGCGGTGCCTTTATCGCACAAGTGGCTTCAATGGCCTCACCGAGCGACGAAATACCGCGTTGTGTTCGAACCGGAATATGAACCAAAAGACGCGCTCAACCTTTGGCGCGGTTGGGGAATCGAACCTCGTCCCGGCGATTGGTCATTGATGCAAGAGCTCATGCTCGAAGTGCTTTGCGACGGCGACAAGACGGCGTACGAGTTTCTTCTGAACTGGATCGCTTATATGTTCCAACATCCAGGAAGACCCGCCGAAGTCGCGATTTGTTTCTATGGTGACAAAGGAACGGGCAAGTCAACTTTAGGCCGGTTTCTTCGGGACATGACAAATCCCTATAGTATGGCCGCAACGAACAGCGAGCATTTGCTTGGAAGATTCACGAGCCATCTTGTACGGTGCATTTTCCTGTTCTCCGACGAAGCGATCATGCAATCGGATAAAAAGGCGATCGCCTTGCTCCAAGGTCTTATCACGGAAAACCAGTTACCCTTCGAAAAGAAAGGCGCGGAAATCGACGGAGTCAAAAAGAATATGCTCCACCTCATGCTCGCGTCGGATCAAGAAAAGTTCATTCCGGCGTCGCTTGTCAATGGGGAACGGCGCTATTTCGTCATGCACGTGAACAACAAACGCCAGGGCGATAAAGCCTTCTTCGACGCCTTGCACGAACAAATGGAACGGCGTGGAGGTCTTCAAGCCATGTTCCATGACATGATGGTCCGTGACCTCGGAAAATGGGCGCCGCGAGGAAACATTCCAAAGACGGCCGGACTTTTGGATCAACAGCTCAAGAACATGACTCCAGAAGAAGAGTTCTGGTTCAAAGGCCTTGATGAAGGGGGCTTTGATGGGGTTAGTTTTGTTCCCGGATATAAAGGAAAAATACCTCTATGGATTAACGGAAGAGTGCGCATGTTTGTTGAGGACTTCCGCGATTCTTTCGCGCTTTATTGCAAGACAAAAGGCCTTCGTGAAGCTGCGCATAACCGTGCTTTGGACCGATTCTTTTTCAGTCCGTTTAAGAAAATGTGCCCTGGTTTTAACCCGCAAAAGAAAAGTCCGGTCGGAGACAGAGCCGGCGAATTGCGTACTTTTCCCAGTACGCCGACACAAGCGCAGAGCATAGAAATCCCCTCTTTGCGGGTTTGCCGTGAAGCATTCGAAGCGCAGATTGGGCAACAAATCGACTGGAGCTATGAGATTGAAAAGCACAAAGACGACGAAGAGGAAACTATCGAAAGTGGTGAAAACGACGAAGAGGAAATTACCGAAATCGGTGAAAATGACGAGGAGGAAGATCCTTTTAGACTGGAAGAGTAAATTGTCGGAATGCCGAAGCTTGGTTCATTCCGAACGACATTCCGGCTATTCTAATAAAGAAAACAAAGCCATAGCCGGAAAAAAGACTGGAAAAGTGGCCGGAATGAATGACCTTGTTGTTTCCATGTGTGATGCGTGCGCATGCGTATAGCACATTAAAACGTCATTCTTTCATTCCATCCATTTATTTTTTCTTGTAACATATTAAAATATAATAATAAAAAGGGGAATGAAGATCGGAATAAACATAGAATGAACGGTTAACGTTCATTCCGTAGAAACACAGAAAGGAAGCAAAGATGAACCAAAACAATGCTTTAAGGCAAGGAAAGAGCCAGTTGAGAGAGCAATGGAAGAAAAAGCTCGCCGAAATCGGTGACCCACCGAAATCGGTGATGCGCGAAAGTCTCCCTTGCTCGGATTCAGCTATCCCATCTATTCTAAACCCGGTCTCAGCTATCCCATCTATTCTAAACCCGGTCTCAGCTATCCCATCTATTCTAAACCATCCGAAACGCTGGGATTCACGCACGCGAGGGAAACTTGAAAGCGAGGAGCCAGTTTGCTGGGTTGACGAAGCGGCGACGATCAGCGAAGAGGCTTGGGCAATGCTGGCTCGCAAATCGCCCAACGTATGATAAGATCCGAAACATGACAAACGAAACCAGCAAACCAGCGCGGCCACGTCCGCCCCAGCGTTATAACGGAAGCTCAACGCCCGAGAAGACGGCGCGGAGAAAGCTTCTGTTCCTTGACGCCCGGAAAAGAGTTCTCAATACAACGGCCGCATGCGAGCTCACGAAAATCCCGAGAGTGACCGTGCAGCATTGGAAGAACACGGATCCGAAGTTCGCCGAGGCGTACAAAGCCGCGGAGATTACCGCGATCGACCGCTTGGAGGACGAAGCCAGGAAGCGGGCGATCGAGGGTTGGCAAGAACCTGTTCTCTATCAGGGACAACTCCAGTTCAGGCATGATCCTTTCACCGGCGAGCTTTTGCTGGATGAGAACTTTGAACCGATTCCGTTGACGGTCAACAAAAAGTCCGATCGGCTTTTGGAAGTGATGCTCGCGGGCAAAAAGCCGGAGTACAAGAAAAGTGGCGCATCCGTTGGAATCTTCCCAGGCGGATCGGACGGAACTGTTCCGAAGTCCGTCACAGTGAACTTTGTCGATTCAGACGGCGACGGTCATGTCGCGCCAAAGCCGGAGAAGAAAGACGAACCACAGAAAACCGAAGCGCAGGGAGAAGCCAAAGACCCATTGGAGATATAACGCTGGAGCCACTAAATACAGGGAGCCTGAGAGGCCATGGAGATTCTAAGAAACAAAACAGGGAAAAGTTCATGGCTGGTTTGACCATACCCTCGGCTTGTCGACCACTTTTCCTTCCTTCGCGTTACAAAGCCTTGCATGGCGGACGCGGTTCGGCCAAGTCGCATTCCGCCGCAGGAGCTCTTGTCATTAAAGGCTCGGAGAAACCGCTCCGCATCGGATGCTATCGTGAAATCCAGAAATCAATCTCGACCTCCGTCAAACAGCTTCTTGACGACAAAATCGACGCGGCTGGGTTGAGAGGCTTTTACCGGTCGACGCAATACTCGATCGAAGGAATCAACGGGACGAAGTTTCTCTTCGGCGGTTTGCGGACCAATCCGGATTCGATCAAGTCGACAGAAGGCTTGGACATTGCATGGGTCGAAGAAGCGGATCGGTGTTCGCAAGCTTCGCTCGACCTTCTCACGCCGACCTTGCGCAACGCCGACTCCGAAATCTGGTTCACTTGGAACAGACGTCTCGCGACGGATCCATGCGACAACATGTTCCTGGGAGGAACGCCTCCACCCGGATCGATCATTCTACCGTTGAGCTGGCGAGACAATCCTTTCTTCCCCGACGTGTTGCGGAGGGAAATGGAATGGCTTCGTGGACGCGATCGCGACAAATGGCTTCACGTCTGGGAAGGCGAGTTGCTTCAACGGTCCGAAGCCCGTGTGTTTAAGAACTGGCGCATCGACGACTTGGACGACCAGATTCCCGAAGAAGCAATTCCTCGAGCAGGCGCAGACTGGGGCTATTCGATCGATCCGACTTGCGGGATTAAAATCTATCGCTGGGGAAGGACGCTTTACGTCGCGAGGGAAGTGTACGAAGTCGGAGTCGACATCGACGACTTGCCTTCCTTCTTCGCGGGCTCGGATGATCGGAGTTCGCCGCGTTGGGAAAACCGGAAAGGATATTCTGGAATCGAGGGCATGCTCGACATGGCCATGGTCGCGGACAGTTCTCGTCCCGAGACGATAAGCTATTTGCGCCAGCGTGGGTTCAACATCTTCTCCGCGGTTAAGGGAGCACGGTCAATTGAGGAAGGCATTGAGTTCCTTCAGTCCTTGGACATTGTGGTCCATCCGAACTGCATTCACACGATTGACGAGTTGACCCTCTACAGTTTCAAAATCGATCCGTTATCGGACTTAATCCTTTCGGCTTACGCCGACAAAGACAACCATGTGATTGATTCGCTTCGCTACGCGGTAGAAGCTGAACGTAGGGCTTTGAAGAAAAAGACAGGGAGAATCGCCATGGTAACGGAGCTCGTTGGGGCCTAGCGAAATAACGGGTTTCGAAACGCTTGGTTTGTGACATCATTGGGACGCTTTCACTAGGGGAGACGGAAATGGCTTCAAGCATGGATTCTTTTTTCGCGAGGCTTAGAGGCCAAAAAGCCAAGCCTATGCAAACGGTCGGTTTCGCTGGAACGGCGCTTTACGCTGGCATGGTCCAGGACAACGAAGAATCACCGGAGCTTAAAGGCACGAAAAAGTACGAGACCTTTTCGGAAGTGCTCGCCAACGTTTCAATCGCCGCGGCTGGAGTCCGTTACTTCCTCAACCTGACTTCGAAAGCGAAGTGGTCGTTCACGCCGTCTGAAGCTGACGTCGATGGGAAATACGCGGAGCTCGCAGAATCCATTCTTACCGACGACCCTCGAACCCCTTGGCACCGCATTGTTCGTCGCGCCGCAATGCACCGCTTCTATGGCTTCTCTATTCAGGAATGGACTGCGCGGCGACGTCAAGACGGAGTTATCACTTTCCTCGATATTGCTCCTCGCGCCCAAAAGACGATCGAACGCTGGGACGTCGCGGAAGACGGGGAAGTGCTCGGCGTCGTTCAACGCTCGCCTCAGACGCTCCAAGAAATCTATATGCCCCGAAGCAAGTTGCTCTACGTCGTAGACGACACGCTTTCGGATAGTCCTGAAGGCTTAGGCCTGTTCAGGCACCTCGTGAAACCTGCGAACAGGTTATGGCGATACGAACAGCGTGAAGGCTTCGGGTTCGAAACCGACCTTCGGGGCATGCCTGTTGGAGATGGTCCCTTTACGAAGCTCGCTCAAATGGTCAAGGCGGGTGAAATCACGGAAGCGCAACGCATCGCGATCGAAAAGCCGATGCGCGACTTCATCAAGAACCATATCAAGAACCCAAGGCTCGGCATGCTTTTGGATTCTCAACCGTATGAAAGCGAGGACGAAGCTTCGACTCCGTCTTCGACGCCTCAATGGAAGCTTGACTTGCTCACGGCGAACGGATCGAGTTTGGAAGCTTTGGCCGCGGCGATCGTACGCATGAGCAAGGAAATCGCCCGCATTCTTGGCGTCGAGCAGTTGCTCCTTGGAGAAGGGTCGGCCGGGTCTTTCGCTTTGTCGAAAGATAAAACGCAAAGCCTGTTCCTCACGGTTGACGGGACCTTGGACGAACTGGTCGACGTCGTAAACGCGGATTTGCTTTGGACCGTTTGGCAGTTGAACGGCTGGGATCCGATCTATATGCCAGACATCGGGAAAGAAGCCGTTCGCTACCAGGACGTGGAGCAGATTACGGCTTCGCTCGCGAACATGGCGCAAGCTGGCGCAGTTTTGGCTCCAGACGATCCGGCGATCAACGACGTTCGCGACCTTCTCGGTATTTCTCCGGCAGACCTTGAGAACTTGGGCTTTGGCGACACGTCGCTTTCCGGCGACGGTTCAGGAGCAGGAGATACGGAGGGAATGGTCGAGGATCCGGAGAACGACTTACCCGAAGAAAATGTCTAGGAGGATTGAATGACCATTTCCACCATCACCATCAGCACCGTGGTTTATACCGCCTATGCTTCGGTCGCGGAAGCGGACGCTTATCTCGCCGTTGATCCTGTCCGCGCTTCGGCTTGGTCGGCTTTGACGACGGACCAGAAAGGTGCAAAGCTCGTCGCCGCGACAAGACGCCTCGACATGCTCGATTGGGCAGGAACGAAAACTGGAGGCGCGTCGCAAGCGAACGAATGGCCGAGGACAGACGTCTCTTACCCGGACGGAACGGCCGTTTCGACGACGGCGGTTCCTGTCGAAGTTCAAAACGCCTGTTGCCTTTTGGCCGGGTCGATCGCCTCCGATTCGACGAAGGCCGAGGTTGGCACAAGCGGGAACAACAAGAAAAGCCTCAAGGCCGGTTCAGCCGCGATCGAATACTTCCGCCCGACGACAGGCACGCCCTTGCAAGACGAAACCGCGTTTCGTCTTCTCAAACCTTTCTTCCAGTCTTCCGCCGCAACGACAGGGACGACCGGAGCTTATGCACCTGGAACGGATCCATGCTCGAGCAAGTCTCACTTCGATCATGACCAAGACGGGTTCGGCCTATCGGAAGGATACCCATAATGCCCAATCTTTTTGGAGTCAATATCCAAGCGGAAATCGCGAGCGCCTTCAAAGGTCAACTTGTTCCCGCGGTTCTTACGAAAATCTCAAAAGGTTCTCGCGGGACGAATCCCACGGGAGGCTTTGCTATTTCGGAAACGGATTACGACTGCGAAGGCTTTATCGAAGACAATGAGCAAGTGCGGTTCGGTGGAACGCTTATCTCCCAAGGCGGGCGATATATCTCGCTCCTTGGCGGAAGCATTTTAGGCGGAGCGGTTTATCCAGAGACCGGAGACAAGATTACGATCGAGGGCAAGACCTACGAAATCACGGAGATTGCCGAACGCGATCCGGCTGCGGCTTTGTACAAGTGCCGCGTGGAGGTCTAAATGGCGGTACGTCGCGGAGGAGCAACCGATTCTATCGCACGAATCGAGAAGATAATCTCCTATCAAGCGAAGCAAATCAGAACGGTTTTCATTTCCGCCGTTCAGCAAATCAAGGACGCCAAAACCCTGAAGGAGCTTGCGACCCTTCTTGAGAACGGGCAATTTGACGTCGCGCTTGAATCCGTCGCGACCGCCGCAGAATCGATCGGCAACTCCTATGGCGCTTCGCTTTCAGACGCCGCGAGGAAAACCGCAACCTGGCTTTCGACGTCTGCCTTGACCGTCACGGTCTCTTTTGACCAGACAAACACAAGAGCCGTCGCGATGATGCAGGCGAACAAGCTTCGTCTCGTTCGTGAGTTTACGGCGGAACAGATACGTGCTTCTCGGCAAGCCTTGCTTCGAGGGATCGAAGAAGGCCTGAACCCGGTGGAACAGGCACGGGCTTTTCGCGCGTCGATCGGTTTGACAGCGAAACAGGAAGCTGCGGTCGCGAACTACAAATCCTTGCTCAAACTCGTCGGCTCAAGCAAAGCCTCGGCAAGAGCGGCTATCTCTAGGGCTTTGAGAGATGGACGATATGACCGCACAGTCCTTGCCGCGGCAAGAGACGGCATTCCTCTCGAGGCTTCGCAAATCGAGAGAATGGCGGAACGGTATCGCGAGCGCATGGTAAAATACCGCTCCGAGACAATCGCGCGAACTGAGGCTATGCGTTCCGTGAATCAAGGCAACGCGGAAATGTACCAGCAAGCCGTGAACAGCGGAGCGTTGAACAAAGACGAAATCAAGAGGAAGTGGGTTTCCGCGAAGGACGAACGAGTCCGCGCTTCGCATGCGCGCTTGCACGGGACGATCAGAGGGATGGACGAGGTTTGGCTCGGCGACGATGGGCCTTTGCGTTATCCAGGAGACCCAGACGCTCCTGCATCCGAGACTATCCGTTGCCGTTGTTGCGTAACGACAAGGCTTGAACCGCAAGCATAGGCAAAACAATGGCCCGTTTCTTTTTCGTTTCGGTCTATTGTGCCTTTCATGAATGAATCAGTTTGCCCGATCGATAAAACTCCGTTGGAGAATATGACTTGCCCCAAATGTGGGCGGGAATGGTACGTTATGCGCGCCGGAGGAGAGGACGTCCTCGCGAGCAAACCGCGGAAAGTGCGGATTACGCAACCGATCGAGCCAGGAAAGAAGCTTGACGATTGTCTGGAGAAAGTTCAATAATGAAACCCATGCTTGCAGGAAAAGCGGAGATGCTGGAGGCTCTTGCCTTCCCTCTCCTCGGCTCGCCTAAACTCGACGGCGTTCGTGCGCTCATGTTCGAAGGCGTCCTTGTGAGCAGGTCTCTCAAAGCCATTCCAAACGTCTTCCTCCAGAAGAAAGCTTTGGCGGACGTCGCGCATGGGCTCGACGGCGAGTTGATCGTCGGCGATCCAATGGCGGGAGACGCCTTTCGGCAAACAAGCTCCGGAGTGATGAGCCAGGATGGAGAACCGAATGTTTGCTTCCACGTCTTTGACTATTTCAAAACGCCGGATGCACCTTTTGCCCGACGCTTCGAAATAGTCCAGAGCCATGTTTCTTTCCTTGCGGAAACCCTCGGCATCAAGTGGGTAAAGCTCGTCGAGCATATTCGTCTTGAGACAATGGAAGAGTTGCTGGCATACGAAGAGCAATGCCTGTCTCAAGGCTACGAGGGCGTGATGCTTCGTTCTCTCGACGGTCCCTACAAGTTTGGTCGAAGCACGTTCAAGGAAGGACACCTTCTCAAACTCAAACGGTTTGAGGACAGCGAAGCGGAAGTCCTTGACGTCCTGGAGCTGATGCACAACGAGAACGAGCAGACGAAGGACAATCTCGGCGCGGCAAAGCGATCGAACCATAAAGCAGGAATGAAAGCCGGCGGAACTTTGGGCGCGCTTCGCGTGCGTGACGTTCGCACAGGCGTGGAGTTCGACATCGGATCCGGGTTCACGGCAAGCCAGAGACAAGAACTTTGGAAAGATCCGCCAATTGGGAAACTGGCGAACTATCGGTTTTTCCCCTCGGGAAGTAAGGACAAACCGCGCTTCCCTGTATTCCACGGGTTTCGCGACCCGGAAGATTTAGGAGGCTAATATGGATTCAACGTCGCTCGAAGGCTTGGCTCGCCTCGGAATGATCGGCTTTCTCGTCCTTATCTTTCTCG